GATGGATGACAAATAGAACCAATTAGATTAATTCCATCTAATGATTCTTCTGGTAGTTGAGCAATAAGTTGTTCTTTTAAAATCTCCGTTCCACCTTTAGGATTCATATATGTAGACTGCCTTTCTCGCACCTTTTTTAAATTCTTTAAAACTATTCCATATCAGATGTTCACCTATCTTGTCAATATCATGAGTATCTATATCGTCAAATATATATACACATTGTTTAGGTCTTCTATCTAAAAAGAAATTAACTTCATTCATTACAGATTCAGTATCGTGGGGTCCATCAAAATGAACTGTTTCATATTGTGTTAATAATTTTTTTTCTTGATCATAAACAGGATAACCATCTGCATATCTTTTAAAAAATTCTAAATCTTCTAAATTAACAAAATTAAATTCTGGATATTCTTTTATAATAGCAAGCAACGCTTCTTGTTTCATACCATTAGTATAATCTAATCGTCCACCTTTATCTCCATCAGAAGTTTTATAAAGAATATTACCATAAGGATCTATTCCTAAATGATTTAATTTTATATGAGGATGATATTTTCTATAGGCATCAATAATACATTTAGTTCCCATTCCACGACGAACACCTATTTCAACACTTACACCTATTGGATTTTTTAATAACTTTATAGCATCATCAAAAAATTCGTACTCTGAACTATCTCCTGAAATCATGATTTATTAAATAAAGATATATCCGGAACTAATATTTTAACGTCACGTCTAATATCTTCTGGTTTAGCATTTATATCTGCTTTAACTTCTTCTTCATCTTTATAGATGTGTCCTGTCTTTATATTGCTAATTGTGATTTCTGAATCACAAATGACTTTTATTTCTTTCATTATGTCGTTAACGATCCTCGGTTCACTTCTATTATAGAAACAATTCCTGTTACTGCTGTATTACTACATTTAATTATGAAAGCATCACCTTCTTCTAAAATAATAGGTCCTTTTGCAACATTTTCTGTAGAGTTAGATCCTAAACTAATATGAGCTATTTCTGATGTAGTTGTTGTAGATGAATCATAAATAAAAACTTCTACTGTATGAGTACCAGACTGATTCGTTAATTGTATATTTTGAATAATGGCACGTGATGTTGCATTACAAGTATAAACAGTTGTTTAGCAGTTGTTGTTGGATTATATATTGCGTTTTTATATACGTTAGACATTATTCTTTATACTCTAATAAAATACCAAGCTTCTGCTTCATTAGCATCTTGAACATCTTGTGTAAAGGTATTATTTAATTGTAACACCATCTGCTCTAGTGTTCTAATAATCTGGTCCATCTGTTGCTGGCTATATACAGGTGTAGCGTTTGCAAGTCTGGGTTGGTCTAGTTTTGCCATTCTAATTTAGCTCCTTTAGATAGATTTTGCTGTGCCCAAAGCGGTTGAATATTTGTATAATGAAAACATTTACGTTGTTCTTCTGGTTTAGTCAAATCAAATGAAGAACAAGGACGAATATGATCTATGTGAATTTCTCCTTTATTAAATTTATTCCAATTCATTCCTTTTTTAAATAATGAAGAAAAATATTTTTTAAAAGAAACATAATCACAACCTAACAACTCTCTTGTTTTATATGCTTTTGATGTAAATTGTTTTCTAATAGCCATGTGAATTCTTCTTCTTATTTTTGTAGTCAAAGTAAATTGAATATCTTTATTATATCTTCTTTGTCTACTTAATTTACCTCTTAACAAGTATTTATCTTTATTTTTTAAATATTCTTTTCTTTTTTCTATTTTTAAATAAACTTTATTTTTTTCTCTCCATTCTTTTGCTTTTTGTTTTAAATGTTTTAGATTTTTTAATCTATATTCTTTTGTTTTTTTACATATAATTTCTTTATTTTTTAAATAATATTTTTTATTAAATTCTTTATATTTTTCAGGATTGTTTATTTTATCTTGTTTTCTTCTATCATATAATCTTTTTTTGTTTTTTAAATACCATTGATGTTTATATTCTTTATATGTCATTAACTACCTCAAACCATCAACTTGTCCGTCCACGCGAATAGTACCCATGCGCCACTTCGTATCTAAATCTGTACTTATTATTTTAACTGCAATTTGACGAGCACGAACTCTAACGTCAACTTTAGTTGTTGTAGAATATGCAACTGTGCTTGATGCAACAGTTTGAACAGATCCTGGATATTGTCTTGCTAAAAATTGAAAATTAATGGCTCCTTGTTGATCTTTCATATCTGGAATATATCTCTTTATAAACATAGAATTATCTCCATCTACAATATCAACATCTCCTGAAGTAACATATGCGGTTATTGGATCTGTATCATCATTTACTCCTTTTTCTTGGTCATACAATGTAGATACACCTGCTGTTAAACCAATAACTGTTGGTTGAGCAAGTGTTGTAGAATTTGGCATATATTTAGTAGCTAATGGATATGCAAACACATCTTTAGAAGCCCAAGTTGTTCTAGCTAAAGTTCCGATAGTCCAAACTCTTTCTAGATAATTATAAGTTACTATTCTATTAATTGCAGTTGAAGTTCCTGATGCATAAAACCAATTCACTTCTGAAAAATCTAAATTAACTCCAGCATAAATAATAGAGTGTTCATCTTCATTTATATCTTGAAATACATAATCTTGTACTGAACATGGAATTTCTTTCACAACCCCGTCAAACAGATAGAATGCACCATCTGACATCCAGTAAACAACGTTCTCCGCTTCTACCGCAGAATGCGCTGACAACGTTCCGCAGTTTGTACCAATCTGTTTAAATGAGAATGTAAATGGTGGGCCAACAAACTGCATAGAATGAGCTGATGTATTAGTTAATATTAATATATCTCCTCTTGTTGGAACGGCTGTTACAATTCTATTACCTGATGATAGTCTTTGAAATCCTGCGGTATTCGTTGCATTAGGTGTAAAATCAGTAGTAGATTCTTGTGAACCGAAGAGCACGGCCATCGGGTCATAAGTTGATGTTGTTCCCGGTGTTGTTTGTGTACCAAAGAATATAATATGTCTATCTCTAGGAGATATAGTCATAAAATTAGATTGTGTTGGAGCATTAGATAATAAAGTAGCTCTCGTATTTCTAGGACCAATAAATGCAGATGTATCAAAATAATAAGTTTTACCACCAACAATCGTTGCAATAATATCTTCACCAAAGTTATCTATTTGCCAGATTCTAGGATTAGCAGTAATAACTCCTGCTGGTCTTGGTGTATCCCAAGTAGAAAATCCCCAAGATAATGCTCCCCATCCATTATCAATTGTGGTAATATCTGCTCCTACATTAATTTGAAATGCGGCACCACTTGCTGATCCAGATGTAGTTACCACTCCTGGTGTTCCAATAGATGCAACATCAATTGTAAATGTATTAGCTGTTTTAATTTCTTGAATCTCAAATTCTTGAGCCATACTAGAACTTGTAATATTTACAACACTAACTCCAGTAATTCCTGAAAATGTAACAAAGTCTCCTGCTACTGCACCATTAGAAGTTGCTGTAACATCAACTATAGTTGTGCCGGAAGTAAATGAGAATACTGCTGGAATAGTAGTTGATAAAGGTGTAATGTCATAAAAGTTGTTATCGTAATATAAATATAGTTTTCTATTTGTGCCAATGGCAGCTAATGAGTCTCCAGCTAAATCTGTATATGTATGAATATCTCTTGCAGCACCAATTAGATTATTACCTACGGCTGGTTCCCATCCACCTATCTTTTCAGGAACACCATACCTAAAACGCACATTATCACAATCTACCCATCCGCCTTCTGCGCCGTATTGAGTATTTTGCTTATCTATACCTGGTCTAAATTGTAGTTTATTAATTGGCATAAGCTATCCTTATACCACCAGATTTGTTGATTTACACTATTTAGTGAATGGTGGTAATCCTAATAAAGGTCTTTTATCATATAAATTGGAATCTGCAAACTGTCCATTTACATGGTTATAATGCAAGAAAACTTGAGCACAGATATTACCAGAAATTCTTCTCGCCAATGTTCTAATTCACAACCAGAATAAACTAACATATCACCTGGTTCTAAATCTACTTTTATACCTTTTGGTGCATCTGGTTTCATAATATTTTTATATTCATCTATTACATTATTACTTCCTGTTGGATCTATAAATATGGGCCATGGATCTCCACCTAGATTTAATGTTGTAGATATCTCACACGATGGTCTATCTTTATGTCTTTTTAATATAGAACCTTTCTCATACACACGTGCGTACGAGTATGTAGGTATTAAATCTAAATTAGTTTCTTTTTTCATAATAGGCATGACTTTCATTAATAATGTCTCCATAGCAAAGTCTGCATAGTGTGAATATACATTTGGAACCTGTTGATCTTTCCAAGTACCAAATAATGAATTTTCTGCAATGATATTATTCTTGTACATAAAATTTACTGCATCACGTTTAAGTAAAAAATAATTAAATATAAAATTAGCAAGATCGTAAGATACTGCTTTTTTAATTACTTGATATTTGTTAGTTTGAAAGCTCATAGATTATTCTCCTTTAATAGATTATTTACTTCATTTATATTCTGTCCATATACCTTTAACATATCTTCACTATAAATGAAATCTGGTTTTTCAAAAGGATGATGTTTTAAAGTAAGAACATTAATAACTTGCATAAATTTGGCCTCACGTGCATCTAATGGCTTATAACATAAAGTTGCATCATACTGTTGACGTTGCAATTCTAAATATCTATTGGTTCCCGTTTGAATTACATTTTCATTAAATGGATTTAAAACAATTGGACATAATAATCCTAACTCTTCCATTTGACCTTTCACTCTTTTAATAGATCTTTCAATTGGTTTATGAGTTAAACTTAAATCTTTAAGATATTTCATTATAAGTCTATTTTTAAATAATTGGTATTTTGGATAAGCAACCTTATCCATTATACAAACATTCCTTTTTGTAAAAAATTAAAAGAAACTGATATTCTAATATCGTTAGACTGATTCGTATCTACACAATGATTTAACCATGAAGGAAACATAATAAGTCGCCCTGCAATTGGTTCAAAGTGAACTTCACTCCATAAATGTGTAGGAAGTTGTCCTTGTTTGCGTCTTGGTCTTGAAATATTAATATAAGGTCTTGGATCTTCTACTTTTAAATGTCCACTATTAACTGGAGCTTTAACATAGTATACTCCAGACCATAATGAATTAGGATGAGTATGTGCTCTATTATATCCACCAGGTGGGTTGATATTCGCCCACATGTTTCCAAGAAAAGGTTCATTGTCTAATAATTCATCGTTGTAAATAAAATGCTGTGCTTGATGCAATAGATCTACTAACATTTTATATTCTGGTTTTAAATGCATATCTGTTGGAGAATGCCAACCATTTACATTAGTCTTTTGAACTCCTTTATCTTGTCTGGACCAATTAATAATATTTTGTTCTAATTGTGCATTAAATTCAGGAGTACCTATATCTTTAACATAAATTGGTGTTGCAAAGTATAATTCTCTATTCATCTAAATGATGGACCTCCAAACCACATTACAAGTGATCTTCTGATTCCTTTAGTAATTGGAACAACTCTATGTCTAATGAATGATGCAAAGAAAATAGCTTGTCCTTGTTTAGGTCTTGCAATTTTACCATCTGACATCAATTCAAGTCCACCACCTTCAAATTCAGATTCATGTGATAATAAACATGTCATAGATATTTTTCGCACAGGTGGTTCTTTTGCACCATTAACATCTGAATCCATATGCCAGTCATAAAATCCACCTGCTGGATATTCTGTATATTGAGCTTGTTCAGTAATTTGTACTCCATCAAAACCAAAATGATTTGCATTGGTTCTTCTTATTTGATTATCAATAATTTTATACATTTCAGGAAGTTTATCAAATGGGATCCAACTAATATGTGAAGTTCTAACATTTGTATCTATAATTCCTCCTTCTTTTGCACCTACTTGTCCTAATTGTTGTGGTTCAGATTTTCCTGCATTTATAATCATTTGACATTGTTCTGGTGTAAACAATGGAGTTGTAGTTTCGACTATTAAACTTTTCCAACGCGGTTCTAAAATTAGAGTCATGCTGCTTTCCTTTTTTGTCTAGTTTTACCATACATATGATTTTTTTCACCCATTTGAGCTAAACTCATTTTTTGTTTTGTTTTTTCAGAATGTTTCATACCAGTATGAGAAGATTTCATTTTTTTCCTTGTTTTTAAAGTGTGTTTTTTTCCTAAATTAGCTAATCTTAATTTTTGTTTCGTTTCCTCACTTCTTGGTTTTCCAATTTTAAATAATCTTATAACTCTAGGGTCTATTGTTCTACTGTCTGATTGATTTAAAAAATCATCTCTATATATAACTTTCATTCTTCTTAAAACTTTATGTTCCCATTCTCTTGCTTGTTTTTGTGTTTTAAATGTTTTTCTTATTTCAAACTTAAAAGATTTTTTTCCATATCTTTTAATTAAACCTTTAACTTTTTTAGATGAAGTAAAATATTTTGTCCAAAGATCATTTGGGTGACAACCTTTTTTAAGTTTAACGCCATAATAGTATTTATTAGTAGGAATGTGTTTAATTAAATATGTGAAAGGTATCATTATGCTCCTCTATTAATGATTGGGTTATAAAGTACATCGCAGTTTGCAGCTAATGTTCTTCTTGTTTCATTTGTTGAATTGAATGGATAGACACAATGCCTCATATCATATGGAAATATATAAAAATCTCTTAACTTCATAGGTGGTTGATAATCTACTTTTGCAAATTGACCAGATGAACATCCAAGTATTTGTAATCTTCCATTTTGTGGAGTTTCAGATGCTGAATATTCAACTCCATAAGTATTAGGTAATTTTAAAACCATAACAGAAGATAAACCTGTAAAAATTGTCCCTTGATGAATGTGAACTGGATTATATTCATTAGCTTTCATTTCATTAATCCAAATTGAATTAAGATGTGTTTTATATTCATTAATTTTATTAAAATCTAAATAATGATGAAATGCAGTTCTAAACCAATCTAATATATTTTTTGGAAAAAAATTATGTCTTTTCATTTTAGATTCATCATCTCCATCATAAAATAAAGAATGTTCATCTTTTATTTTACCAATGAGTTGACGGTTTGCAGGATTTAATTGATTAAACTTTTCTTCGTAAATTTGATTGATACCTGTAAAAATATCTAAAGGAACTTCATATCGTAGGATAGATTGTCCTAAAAATATAAAATTAAAATTCATTTTCTTTCTCTATTTTGTCTCTTTTCCGTATTGTATTTGTTCTTTATTATCGTATTTTAATTCACCTGATTTTTTAACTCTTTCAATCGTTTGTAATTGACCCATAGCATTAAATACTTCTGGTTGAGAAGAACCTGGTGTTAATGATTTAACTTTGTTTAAATATACTTGATGATAAGAATCTAATTGATGTTGATTAACATCTTTTGTATTAAATGTGCCATCATCAAATTCTGATTTTAATTTAGACCACATATTAATTTCTCTCATTCTATCTTTTGCAACTAATTCCATATTAGCTTTTGCATAAATTTTTTCATCTAAATCTATTTTATAGCATTCTAATTTATATTCATCTGTTTCAGTTTCTATCTTTTTAGTAAGCCATTTAATCTTTGCATCATTTCTTCTATAATCAAAAGATAAAGACATTAAATTTTCAAGAAATACATTTTGCTCACGTACACATTGCCAGTATTTTGCAGCTTTACTTGGATGTTTATTATCTTGTAATACGGATACTCTAGCTTCTGTCTCTGTTCTAAATATTTGTTTTTTAGTCCAAGTATCACGAAGTTCATCAACTAGACCTTTAAATGTTTTAAGATCTGTTGGTTCAAGAAGATTATTAAGATGTGTTTCTTCTTGTTGAATAAGCGACTTTATATCTCTCTTCTCTGTCATTATGACTTATATATACTATTTTAAAGAGATGTAAAGAGTTAGGAAGTAGTCAAAGTTATAGTTGCATTACCACCTGTAAATTCTTGTGTATCTGTTGTTCCTACTTGAGTAAATCCATTTTCACCACCCATTGTAATTGCTGCTGTTTGAGAAGATGCTGAAAAAGGAGGTAAACTGTTTTTTGCTGAAAGTAAATTTCCATTAGTTACCCAACTTGATCCATTATATGCTTCTGTTAAAGCATAAGCACCTGGACCTTGATAACCACCAAATGCTAAACTTGCTGTTTGAGTACCTGCTCCACCAAGACGTCCCCTTCCAGTATTCATACTTCCACCTGCTGTCCAACTTGTTCCGTCGTATTCTTCTGTAGATCCTGGTGCATTACCTCCAGCCCCTAAAGCTGAAGTTTGAGTACCTGATCCTGCTAAACCTTCTCTTGCCGTTCCTAAATTTCCTCCAGCTATCCATGTACTACCATCATATTCAAAAGAGGATGCAAATAATACCCCTAGATCAGGAACAGTTCTTCCGCCGAAAATTAAAGCTGATGTTTGAGTACCTGCACATCCCATAACAAATCTTGCAGCTGGTATACCTCCTCCAGCAGTCCACGAAGTTCCATTATATTCTTCAACAGGAGTTCCGGCTATTTCTCCTCCCATTGCAAGAGCAGTTGTTTGTGTTCCTACTCCACCTAGTGATTCTCTTCCCGTTGCTAAATTTCCACCAGCTGTCCAAGTTGTTCCATCATATTCATAAGTTGCAACAGAAGTAGGTCCAGGTAATCCTCCAAAAGTTAAAGCAACTGTTTGTGTACCTGCCCCTGCTGCTCTACATTTACCTGCTGGCATATTACCTCCACTTGCCCACGCTCCAACACCCGCATATCCTTTTAAAGTATTAGATGTAGTATTATACCACATTTGTCCTTCCGTTGGATTTGCAGGATCCGAGCTTACGACTAAAATATTTTGTCCTTGTATATTTGTATATGTTGCCATGTTTATGTTCCTGTTACTGTTTTAGTTACAACTACAGGTCCACCTGTAAATTCTTCTGTTTGAGTTGTAGGAGAAACATTACCACCAGCACCTAAAGCTGAAGTTTGAGTACCTGCTCCTCCTAATGTAGCTCTAGCAGTATTTAAACTTCCACCAGTTGTCCAAGAAGTTCCATTATATAATTCTGTAGCTGATATATTAGTCACACCATTACTACCACCAAATGTTAAAGCAGAAGTTTGTAAACCTGCTCCTCCAGCTCTAGATCTTGCTATTGCTAAAGATCCACCTGCTGTCCAAGTTGTTCCGTCGTATTCTTCTGTCGATGCTGTAGTAGGATCTCCTCCTGCAGATAATGCTGAAGTTTGAGTACCTGCACCTGCAGGAAAATATCTTGCTGTCCCTAAATTACCACCTGGTGACCAAGTTGTTCCGTTGTATTCTTCTGTGGCTGCTGTTGCTGGATTTCCACCAAAAACCACAGCAGATGTTTGAGTACCTGCTCCTGCAAAATATCCTCTTCCGGTTGCCAATGCTCCTCCAGATGTCCAAGAAGTTCCGTCGTATTCAAAAGAAGCTGTTAGATTAGGATGTCCACCTGCACCTAGAGTAGAAGTTTGAGTACCTGCTCCAGCCATTCCTCTTAAGCTAGAAGGTAAATTTCCACCATTTGTCCAACTTGTTCCATCGTATTCTTCTGTTGCATTTGTAAGAGGTTCTCCACCAAATAATATACCTGCTGTTTGTGTACCTGCTGCTGTTGTTTCACCTCTACCTGTAGTTAAATTCCCACCTGTCGCCCAAGATCCTTCTACAGTTACTCCTACTTTTAATAAATTAGAAGTAGAATTAAACCAAACTTGTCCATTTTGTGGACTTGGTGGATCCGATGACAAAAACTGAACTTTTTGTCCATATGTTCCGTAATATGTAGCCATAAAAAATTACTCTAAAACTATATTTTCTGGTCTTTTATTTATAGAATTGTTTTTCTGTTCTTCAGGTAAAGCATCATAAGCAGCTTGAGCTTTTGCAACTTCTGCATCCACTATCGCTTGTGCTTCGGCTTTTGTTTTGAAAGATCCAGCTACTTTAAATACCCAAAGATTTGCATCTTTGTTATTTGCTGGGATTCTCCAAACATTACCTGGCAGACCAGAAATTTCGAATCTAGAAGATTCACCGATTTCAATGAACCCCTTTCCCCAATTCTCTGCTACGCAGTATTTATATGCCATGTTTCCTCCTTAATTAAGTAAATGATATTGTCTTATTAACATTAACAGGTCCACCTGTAAATTCTTCTGTTGCTACTGGACCTTCTCCTCCTGAAGCTAAAGCTGAAGTTTGAGTTCCAACTGTTATATTAAAATATTTTCCAGTTGTCATAGCTGGAGCTGTTGTCCAAGAAGTTCCATTATATAATTCTGTGGCAGTTGGACTAGGTGTTCCACCAGCAGCTAATGCTGATGTTTGAGTTCCACATCCTGCTAAAGAGGCTTGACTATTTATCATATTCCCACCCGCTGTCCAAGAAGTTCCGTCGTATTCTTCTGTGGCATCTGTAACGCCTCCTGGTTGAATTGATCCACCAAAAGCTAAAGCTGAAGTTTGTAAACCTGCTCCACCTATAAAACCTCTAGCGGTAGCTAAATTTCCTCCTGCTGTCCAACTTGTTCCATTATATTCTTCAGTAACCGCTACTTTACCTGGTGCAGTTTCTCCACCAAAAGCTGCAGCTGTAGTTTGAGTTCCAGCACCAGCTACTGTACCTCTAGCTGTTCCTAAATTTCCTCCAGCTGTCCAAGAAGTTCCGTCGTATTCTTCTGTTAAATTTGAATAAGTTGGAGATCTTGAACCAAAAGCTAAAGCTGAAGTTTGAGTACCTGCTCCACCTATAAATTCTCTTGCAGTAGCTAAACTTCCACCAGGTGACCAAGATGTGCCATCGTATTCAAAAGATGTTGCTACTATAGGTTCTCCACCTCCTGCAAGTAAAGCAGCTGTTTGTGTACCAGCACCAGCAGCTCCTCTTTTATAAGCTGGTAAATTCCCACCCGTTGCCCACGCTCCAGTTTGCCCTATCGTATATACAAATGATTTTGAAGTTGTATTATAAAATACTTGTCCAGGATCCCCGGGTGATGGATCTGATGCTACTGTTTGAACAGCGTAACCATTTATACCTTTATAAGTAGCCATGGTTATTTATTCTCCAATAACCAACCTTGTGTTGATGAACCTGTGTATACAAGTGTTAAGCCAGCTCTCTCAACTGATACTGTTAAATCTTCGGCAAGACCTTGAATTTTATTTCCGTTTCTTGCGACTGTAAAATTATTAGTATCAAAGGTTCCAGCGTAATCTATAAATGTTACAAAGTCTCCAATAACTGGTGAAGCGGGTAGTGTTGCTGTAATTGTTGTTGAAGTTGTATCTACAAAATATCCTTCTTTTGCTGTAACGTTAAAGCTTGAAGTTTTGATAGCTTGCCACGAAGCGCCGCCTGATACAGTTGCAAAGGATAATATACCTGAACCATTTGTTTGAATAACTTGACCTGACGATCCATCAGCTGTTGGTAAATTTAATGTAAAAGATGTTGCAACAGTAGTTGAAGCACGTAATCCTACATATTGACCTCCTGATGTATCTTGGAATCTTAATTCAGATTGAGTTAATAAATTAACTGTGCTTGAAAATGTTCCATTTAAAATAGTAACTGTCGTGCCATCGTATGTAAAGTTTGTATTACCAGCAAAAACTCCTGCATTATTATATTGAACTGAATTAGTTGCACCACCGGGTGTACTTGCTGCTGAAGTTGGAACTGCTGAAATAACTGAAGTAGTAGATGGATCTACAATAACATAATTTTTAGAACCTGTTCCAATTGATACTGTTGTAGAACCACCAGATGAAATAGTAGCTGTTCCACCTGAATTATTTATAATTACGTAATCTTTTTCTATATTTGGAACTGTGACTGTAACTGTTGTTGCAGATAATGAACCAGATAAAATAATTGTTTTGTTTCTACCTGCTTCATCAGTATATGTTGTTGAAGATGAATTTGTTGTGAATGCTAATGTAGTATTGCCTGTTAGTGTTATTGTTACAACACCTGCAATCGCATTATCAATTTCTTGTAGGTTAACGTTTGTGATGGCTCCCCATGTACCGGAGTTTTCACCAGTTGCTTGTAGGTTTAAACCTAAATTACTAAATGTACTTGCCATATTAAATTCTCCATATCACTTTTTTAAGGTTTTGTCATCATGGTAAATTACCCATTTTTGACTTGTAGTAGCGTTTATAGTGCTCCAAGTTTGTCCTGTTGGTGGATTTATTGGCGCCCAGCCATATACAATAGGACTTCCTGTCTCTAAAGTCAACAAACTTCCTTGAACTTGTATAACATTTGTATTGATTACTGATACATTTCCAACACCTAAATTTAAGTCATTTCCATTAACTAAAACTTCAGTATTTACAACAACAGTAGCATCTCCAACACTAATAGATAATAAAGAACCATCGGCTTGAATATTAGCAGTTCCAGTTACATTTACATCACCTACAGAATTAGTTAATTGTTCACCGGTAATAACTTGTATAACTGGAAGAACAATTGTTACATTTCCTGTTGCAATTTGAACAGAAGAACCAGTCGCTGATATAATTTGATTAGTTACAATATTAATAGTACCTGCTTCTAAATCTAATATTTCAGGTACAACGGCTTCCGTAATAGAATTACATATTATATTTGGATTCTGAACTAAAAATTCTAATAAATTTGTTGAAGCATTAACATTTGCTTTTCCAGTAATGGTTGCATCATTAATTGATAAAGTTAATACATTACCTGTAATTTCTGCAACTGCTTTACCTGCTATTGTTACTTCTCCTGTAGATATTCCAAGTTCAGCAGAAGATAAAACAACATTTGCTTTAGCTATAACTGCAACATCATTAACAGATAAAGATAAAGCATTTCCTGTAACTTCAGCAGTTGTATTTCCTTTTGCAATAATTGTTACATCGCCAGTATCTAGTGTTAATTGATTTCCTGTTGTAACAACATAAACACCTGCGCCTGATGTTGCTGTTCCAGTAGATAATGTTAATTCATTTCCTGTAGAAGTAATATTAGCATTTGCAACTACGATTGCTGTGCCAGCTGATAAATTTAATACATTACCGGTTACTGCTACAACAGCTTGATTTAAAACTGTGACAGTACCAGTTTGAGTTGTTAATTGTAAGTTTGGATCAGGAGTTGCTGCACCATAAGGACCATATCCCCATGTAAGATATCCCCATGTAGGAT